CAACCGGAGGAACGTAATGCAGATGCCCCGCAACGGATTTGACAACCTGGCCGCAGTGGCCCGCCTGAACACGGACGACACGTCACATCATCGGGAACGCTGGCCGTCTCTGTATTGGGTGTGGGATGAACTGGACGATCTGCGCCGCTGGCAGGATGAAGCAATTGACGCGGAGCGGGACGCGCTTGAGGCAGAGCGGGATGCTGCGCTGGACGAGCGGGACGCGCTGTCAGAGGCCGCAGAACAGCGGGACGCGCTGTCAGAGGCCGTCCGGCTGCTGTTAGGGCCTGAGCCGGACATGGACCGTGTGCAGGCCATTCTGATGGGGGGCCGGTGATGACCAATGCACTCACAGAAGAATCTGCCAATCGTGACGAGCAAGCCGCACGCATGAGGGCCATGTGGTCCGCCGTAGTGATAACCGCGATCAATGACGCAATTCGCCATACAGCAACAGAGTCCAAAAAACACAAAGGTCGGGCGCTGAGCAGCCTGGCACTGTGGGCAAACTCGCGGAACGGTCGGGAAGTGTTTAGCCTAGCGGGCATCGACCCTGACAAACGCGTTACTGAATGCATGTTGGCATTCGCGGCCAAGGGCGTGAAAACTACACAACCGCGCAAAAAGGAGACCAATCTATGATGCCTGCACCGAAATTTCCCCAATATAAGACGCTAATATTTGAAACGTGGCCGATAGAGCGCTGCATCGGCTACGCCCGGAATCCGCGCAAGAATGACCACGCCGTTGACAGGGTGGCTTCTGCGATCCGTGAATTCGGGTTTCGCGTGCCAATCGTCGCCAAGTCAGACGGCACGGTGGTGGACGGGCATCTGAGGCTCAAGGCCGCCGCCAAGCTGGGGCTGACCGAGGTGCCGGTGATCCTGGCCGATGACCTGACCGACGCGCAGATCAAGGCGTTCCGCCTGAGCGTCAACAAGGTGTCAGAGTTTGCCGAATGGGATGTTGAACTTCTGAAGCTGGAATTTGCGGATCTGGACGCGGCGGGCTTTGACCTATCGCTCACGGGCTTTGATGTTGACGAGATCGCCGCGCTGACACTGGACGCCACCGAGGGCCTAACCGATCCCGACGCGGTGCCGGACGCGCCTGCCGTGCCCGTGACGGTTCTGGACGACGTGTGGTTGCTGGGGCGGCATCGGCTGATGTGCGGTGACTCGACCAGCATTGACGCGGTGGAGCGGCTGATGGATGGGCAGAAGGCTGATATGGTTTTCACGGACCCGCCTTATGGGGTGAGTTTTGTGGGCGTCAAGGCTAGTATGTATTCTGACGGGAAGAAGGCTGGGAAAAATTCGGCGGAAATGATTAAGGCAGACGATCTGCGCGGCGAGGATTTAGAAAACTTATTTTGTGATAGTTTAATCTGCGCAGCAACTTCCACAAAAGACGGTGGCGCTTTTTACATATTCTTTGGCATCAACAGGGCAGATGAAACTATGGGCGGAGTTTCTGGCGCGGGGTTGGAGATAAGGAATTGGCTTATCTGGGACAAGGGCAATGTTGGGTTTCATGCGATGGGTGCGCAGTATAAACCAAACTATGAAGCGTTTTTGTATTGCCACAAGGTTAAGCAGTCGCCGTCTTGGTTTGGCTCTAATAATCAACAAACATTGTGGCGGCACCCTGTCGAGCGCGAAGGTCTGCATCCGACAATGAAGCCAGTTACTCTGGTTTCACACGCGTTAGAGAATAGCAGTAAACCAGGTGATACCGTTCTAGACCTGTTCGGCGGCAGCGGTTCAACCCTAATAGCCTGCGAAAAGACCGCCCGAGACTGCCGGATGATGGAACTCGACCCTCGCTATTGCGACGTGATAATCCAACGCTGGCAGAACTTCACCGGCCAGACCGCCACCCTTGAGGCGACGGGCCAGTCGTTCGGGGCGTAGGGCGTCAAGCCATCTTCGCGCGGCATGTTTTCAAACCCATGTAATCTTCAATCGCGGCGGCGTGAACCATCTCAAGGCGGGCTTCCTCCGATGCGTTTCCGGCCATGATCACTTCGCAGAGCTTGTCGCGGGCCTGGTCCATGCGCATCCGTGCGATTTCCATGTCGTTTTCAATTTGTAAGATGGTGCGTGTCATGGTCTTGGCTCCTTTGTGGTGTGTCTATCTGCATCCTTATTACCTACTATTGTCCACCGTGTCAAGCACCTTGTCATCTATAATTACCTGCGCTATATTTGACGCATGGACGGAATGCCTAAAAAACCCTGCGGCCGCAAACAGCACGCGCCGACCGATGCGCAGCGCCAGCTTGTCCAGCTTCACGCGACGGTTGGCACGACCCAGGACATGATTGCCCGCGTGATAGGCATCGACAAAAAGACGTTGCGGCTGCACTACCGCGACGAACTGGACCTATCTATGGCGAAAGCCAACGCCACAATTGGCGGTGCGCTGTTCAACAAAGCCAAAGGCGGCGACACGGCGTCAATGACGTTCTGGCTCAAGACGCGCGCCCGGTGGCGCGAAACGGCTGACGTGAACCACGTCAGCGAGGACGGCAGCATGTCGCCCAAGGCCGCGCTGGACGTATCCCGCCTGTCACCTGAAGCTCTGGCGGAAATTGTGGCGCTTGGCGATGCAACTGACACCGCTTGACATCATTGCCGCCGAAAAAGAACTGTGCCGCCGATCACTGGCATACTTTGCACGGCGCGCCTGGCACGTCCTGGAGCCGTCCACGCCGCTCAAATGGGGCTGGGCACTGGACGCTATCTGTGCGCACCTGGAAGCCGTCACGCGCGGCGACATCAACCGCCTGCTGATGAACGTGCCGCCCGGCACCATGAAGTCGCTGTTGACCGGCGTGATCTGGCCGAGTTGGGAATGGGGGCCTAAAGAATTGCCGCACACGAGGTTCCTTGGCACGGCTCACAAACAAGACCTGGGCGTCCGGGACGCAATGAAATGTCGCCGCCTGATCCAGTCGGACTGGTATCAATCACGCTGGCCAATGAATCTGATGGCCGACAATAACGCCAAGCTACGGTTTGAAAACGACAAGACCGGATTCAGGGAGGCCATGGCATTTGAAGGAATGACCGGCTCGCGCGGCGATAGGGTTTTGATCGACGATCCGCACAGCGTTGCGGATGCCAACAGCGTCCAGAAACTTGCCACGGGCGTTGCTACATTCCGGGAAGCCCTGCCGTCCCGCGTCAACAATGAAGATTCCGCAATTGTAATCATTATGCAACGATTGCACGAGTCTGACGTTTCTGCCGTGGCGATTGATCTTGGCTACACCCACCTTTGCCTGCCGATGCGGTTTGAATCGGATCGCAGATGCTCTACGCCATTCTATACCGATCCGCGAACAATCGAAGGCGAACTGCTGTTTCCTGATCGGTTCCCAGAGGACCAAGTGGTCGATCTTGAAAAGACGATGGGCATCTATGCCGCCGCCGGGCAGCTTCAACAGCGCCCCGCACCACGCGGCGGCGGCATGTTCAAGCGGTCAGACTTCCGCGTTATCCAGGCAGAGCCTGTAGGCTATCAATGGGTGCGCGGCTGGGACTTGGCCGCAACCGATGATCCGTCGGCGGCACGGACGGCTGGCGTCAAGATGGGTATCGGCCCAGACAAGCGTATTTGCATCGCCCATGTCGTCAAAGACCGGGTAAACGCGGCTGGTGTTGAGCGGCTGGTCGGCATTACCGCGGCAGCTGACGGAACGGACGTGCGCGGGTCAATTCCGCAAGACCCGGGCTCTGCTGGTAAATCATGGGCTTTGCATTTGCTAAAACATGCGTTAATGGGTTACAGTTACACCGCAAGCCCTGAGACGGGCGACAAAGAAACGCGCGCAATGCCACTGGCGGCACAGGTCGAGGCCGGAAATGTGGACATTGTGGCAGGCGATTGGAATGGTGACTTTTTGGACGAAGCTGCGACGTTCCCGATGGGTAAATTCAAAGATCAGATTGACGCTGCGACCCGCGCGTTTGACATGATCGTGGCACCTCGCGCATCAGCCGGTATATTCCTGCGAAAGAAAAACCGATGAACATCTTGAACGCAGCCCGTCGCATCAGCGCAATGTTTCCAGGGTATTTTCAGAACGCCAAACACGACCATAATAAAGATTTTGGCTATCCCGATCATGTTGATTTTGACGCAGCTTATCAGCGATATTCGCGTAACGGCATAGCGTTCGCTGGCGTTGAAAAGACAATTCTCAAAACGTGGCAAGATAACCCTGAGCTTTGGGAAAACAAGGACGCCAAAGAAACATACGCCGAGAGTGAAATCCGGCAGAAGTTTGACGATTTGCGTCTGTGGCAGAAGTTGGCCGAGGCAGACCGCCGCTCGATGGTCGGCGGTTATTCCGGTCTGATCCTGCGCTATGCCGACGATAAACGGTTTCTTGAGCCGGTTGATACGGTGCCCGGCGGGCTTGATGGGCTGGTCGATATTATCCCTGCGTGGGCCGGTCAGCTCACAGTGTCATCATGGGACACGGACGAAAGGTCACCGACCTACGGCGAGCCAACGATGTTTGGGTTTAACGAATCTGCCGTAGGTGACAACGATGACCGCCAAGCCAAAAACCGCAGCTTTGAAGT